AAAGTAATTATGTTATTTGAGCTATTGAAAGAATAAGCGCCTGGCGATGATTGTAAAACTCCGTTTTTACGCACTTTTATTAAAGCGGTTTGAGATTGAGCTATCGACCATGTTGTTATTGTAAATTGTGTATTTGTGGCTGGATTTGGAGCCGCTGGGACTGTAAACGATTGTGTTGCAGTTTGTGTAGTAGTTGTTGTTGGTAAGTTAAAATAAGGTGCATCATATGCAGCTGTACTTATTCTTTTAAAAATATCAATTTTTTCATTAATATTTTTTACCCTGTTAGCATATTCGCTATCATTTTCTGGTATACGTAGTTGTTGGTTTAGATCACTCATATATTTTTCAAATATATTTAACTGAACCTGATTACCAACTTTGTTAAATTCATCTGGAGTTATGTATCCTCTTTGTTGCTGGTTAAGTATTAGCAACACAGTTTTATAAACTAAATCTACGTTTATAGCCATTATTTTGTTTTTTTATTATAATATAACCGACCACATAGTGTAGCCGGTATATATTATTACATGTTAATCTAAGTTTTTCTCTACAGATCTGAATACTTCAACACCTTCGTCAGTCTTGAAATAAGCAGCCATAGCAGAATAAGGATTTTCATCGAAAGGAACTGTCATTAGTTTTCTTCCATTAGACCCCCAAGTAAATGTTCTTTGATCTTGAGATAAAACAACTATTCCAGCTTCTTGAGCTCTAATAGCTACATTTCTAAGATGCACATTTTCATCATTTGCAAGCTCTATAAACAAAGCAGGATTTCTTGTAGCAAACATAAGTAGATCTCTTTTAAGTTCCTTAGAGCTCATCTTACTAACCTCAGATCCAATCTCAACTCTCATTATTGCTTCAGCTTGATCTATGTCTATGTTTCTTGCTGCGTTTACAGCATCGTTTTTCAATAGTAAAATATCTAAATCATCTTCAGCTTGTTCAACCGCATTAAACTCATCATATAGTTTTCCTTTTAATGGGTGGTATAAACTTAATAATAGTTGTAAGTTTTTTTGTTCTTTACCAACCTTTAAGCTTCCATCCATAAATCTAATGTGTCCTAAAGTGCATTCTCCTTTTTGCTCATCAACAAGTGGTGAGTCTTGGTTTGTAGCATATCTTATTTCTCTTTGCCTACCACTTTTAGGATCAAAATACAACAAAGAATGCTTCTTTGTATGTTTTCCTGGTATTGTTAAAGTTAAAGGAGATTTATTTCCTTTTAAGTAATATACTCTATCTTTTATTTCCCAACTTGGTTTAGTTGGTTGTTTTTTTGTAGGGGTTTCTACCACTACTTCTTGCTGAGGAGCAACCTCAACTTTCTTTGCTGGTGCTTTTTTTGCAGCCATAATATAATATAATTAAATAATTTGTAAGTGTGACAATAGCCTATTAATAATAATAGTAAGGGGCTAATGTCATATAAGGGTAATTGTTACCCCCGTAGTTACAACGAGGGTAAGAATTACATTTGTTGAATCTTAGATTCCTTTGAATAATACAAAGTTGTTAGCAGCTTGAGTAATCAAACATCTTTCAGATAGGAAGTTTACTTCCATAGCATCTAAAGTAGATGTCTGTGCTCCACCAGCAGAACCAGTTAACCAAGATTTCATTCTTCTATCATCTGATTGAGAAGCTCTATATCTTACGTGTAAGAAAGGTCTTCTGATGTTAGTTCCTAATACTTGATCATAAACTGTAGAAGTTCCAGCAGGTACTAATACTCCTTCAACAGAACTAATACCATTGACTCCTCCACGCGTAGACGCATCGTTTAAGTATTTCCAGTCAGTCTTGTAGAAGTCATAAGAACCTCTTCTGAATCCAGAGAAACCTAAATTTAAAGCCATTTCTTCAGAGTTTTCAAATAATCCAAAAGCAGTACCTCCAGCGTATCCACCAGAAATAGAAGCTAACATATCGTCAAAATCCAAAGCTGTTTGTCTTTGTAAAAATAACATGTTCTCTTCAATAGCTCCTTGAGTATCTAAGTTCTTTAGGATAGCATCAAACTCGTCTAAACCAGCAGCGGCAGTAAATCCTACTTCTACGTTTCCACGTGATTGAATAGCAGCAAATAAACCTTCAGATCCTGGAGATGTAGTAGGTACAGCAGGTATTTGATTGTATTCAGCTTCTACCATACTCATTTCTAAATAGTCTTCAAAACGTAATCTAGTTTCAGATTCAGCTTTTAAATACCATAAGTATCCTGATGTTCCATCTTCAGTTGCAACTTCTACCCATCCAATTTGTGCCATATCAGAACCATTTACTACGTATTGGCTTCTTAATATGATAGGAGAGTTAGAATATTGAGTTAATTGAGGCTCAACAGAAATACGTCCTTGATTCGCTCCACCTGCAGCAAAAGCACCATTCATGCTTTGACCTTTTTGGTATTGAGAACCATATACAAATACTTTACATCCAACCGTTGCAAGTGCTGCTCCAATTTGAACATTATCAAAAGGTTGTACAACAATTGCTCCAGCAGCAAGACCAGATCCAGCATAAGCTCCAGAATCAAGCACTAACGCTTTACTTTCAGCCCCAGTTGCAGGGTTTAAAAATACAATAGTATCATTAATTGAAATAACATTCTGTAATCCAGCTGCTCCAGCAGCGAATAATGTAATAGTACTAGTAGTACCAGCAGCGTTTGCTACTCCAACACCTTGATAAGATATATGTAATCTATTTTGTTCAGACCAAATTACTTGATCAGAAGTCATTGGCATTTCAGCGCCAACCATTCTTAAGAATCCAGATAACGTTCTGTTTCCATAACGCTCTACTTCTTGTTCATAAATTTCTGGTAAATACTGCTGAGCAAAACTGTTTGTGTTCTGCGCTCCAGCTGCATTACTGTTAAATTGTAGGTAGTTACTGTTTAAAATCTCTTGCGCCTGCGAAGGGATTAAACTACCAAATTGAGGACTTAAACTCATAATAATAATTTTTTAGTTAAATTTTTTTGTTTTTATTTTTAATCTTGAAGAATCTTGACCGCTTATAGATCTAACTTTTAAGCCATTTATAAACTCACCTTGTTGTGCCTGTCTAGGTTGTGTGCTAGGATTTTTAGACTTACTTATGATATCTTTAGTAGCGTCTGATTTACCTTGCTCGTAAAAGTGATTAATAATAGTGTCTGCATTAGATGCCATAAACAAAGCTTTATGATAACCTTTAGCGTCTGTTACTTTACCTTCTTTGTTTAGAAACTTTCCTACAAAGTTGTTAATGTTAGACTGGTCTTCTGCGACTTTACTTGGATCTTGTACTCCGTACCTAAACTTTTTTCCACTAACATTAAATTCAAAACCTTTGAATTCGTTATTGAAATAGTCATCAGTTTGAGATTTAAAATCTTCATGCTGTCTGTTAGCTGTTTCTTGATCTTCATTGTAACGGTTGAAAAAATCCATAGCTTTTTGTTGTTCCTGAGTTACGCCGGGTCTCAACTTGATTTCGTCGTAATATTTACTCTTGGTTTCTTCCAAAAAGTTTTTAGCTTTTGCAACTTCTTCTTTGTACGCAATTTTCTTTTTGCGTATATCTCTATCCTCATCTAACTCTTCGTCATAAGTATAATCTTCTAACATTAAATCAATGTCTTCAGATTCTAGATAAGGTTTTGTTTTTTTATAATATTCTTTAATTAAAGCGTCTTCACTTACGCTTGAGTAGTCTGTGTTTAACCTAACGTAGTCATCTATTGTTCCACCAGTCTCTTCCATAAAAGAAACTAATTTTTCGATGTTTTCAGGCAAAGGTTTTCCTAATATTTTTTCATCTCTAACAGCTTCTTTAACTACTTTAGCTATTTCTTGTTTTTCTTCATTGGTTACTTCTTGAATCGGCAATTGCGTTTTATCATCTTCAATGGACTGTTCTTCTTCTTGTCCCACTTCTTGCAGTCCCACTTTGGGCTGTTCTTCGAGTAACACGCTGCTCTCTGTGCTTTGTTCTTGAATGGCATTGTTTTCTTCTTTTGGTATTACTACCTTTGTTACATCTGGCTCAAGATTAACTAATGGTTCTTTTAAACTAACCTTAGTTATCTCGTTGTTTTGTTTTGATAATTGTTTTGGTTTTTTAGATTTTCCTTTCAAACTAAAATCACCTTCCTGTTTAACAGGTTCATTTGTTTTTGTTTCTGACATAATATAATATAATTAAATAATTGTTTGTAATCTTATCTAGGTGTAAACTGCTCTAGTCCAAAACCATCTAGATTATCGTTTCCAGCAGACTCAAAATTAGTAGGTAGTAAATCGTTTTGTCTTTGATTTATTAATTCAGATTGTTGAGTTCCTTGTATTTTTACTCTTTTATCTTTTCTATCTTCTATTTCACTTTCTTTTTGCTGTTGAACTTTTGCAGTTGCTTGAGCTAATTGCATTTGGTAATTAAACTCTTCAGCCATTAACTCTCTTTTTATTTGAGCTTCAGCTTCCATTCTTTGTATTTCAAATTGAGATTTAGCTTGCTCTATACTTACTTTTTCCTGAGTTAAAGCTTGTTGTTTTTGAACTTCAAACATAGCTGCTTTTTCTGCAGACTCCGCGTTAGCTTGAGCCTGTGCTTGAATATTGGCCTGTTGCTGTTCTTGCTCTCTTTGCATTTTCTGAGTTTGTCTAAGTTTTATAAACTGATTAGCTAGTTTACTATTTTTAATCTCTCTAATATCAATAGCATCTGACAAAGCAATAGCACCTGTTTGTAAAGCCATTTGTATGTTTTGTTCTAATAAAGCTTTTTCTTCTTCTTCAGGTTCTAGCTGTATGTAAATACCAAAGTCATGTAGCTGTAGATTCATTAATTCTTCCAATGTCTTAACATTAAATGTACTTATAGAATTTATTAATGAGTTTTCAGTTAAAGGATTTTGTATTAAATCAGCAACTTTTAAACTTATATTTTCACATGTTCTAACTGTTAAGTACAATAACGACTCTAGTAAATGCTTTGTAGCTGTGTTAGAAGCGTTGGCGGCCATTTTTTGTAATCCAAGTAAAGCATCTTTATCTGGGGCACTACCATCTCTTGCCTCGTTTAAGCCAGTAACATCTCTTATCATTTGTAGATAATATTGATATGTACCAATTAAACTTTGTATTTTAGCTTGACCAGATGACGATGATAATTCTTGAATAGGTACTTTACCTCTATTTAACTCACCATCTTGTGTTAGTGATCTACCAACAATAGAACCTGTTTGGAAATACATATTTAAAGCTTCTGCTGGATTATAGTTTGTGCCATTACCTAAATCAACTTCGGCTAATCCGTCCATATCTAAAAACACACCATCTGGTACTATTCTAGACATTACTTGCTGTAGTTTTAAATGTGTTAATTGAATCATATCAGCAAATCCAGTAATTTTACTTACTAAAGATTCTATACGACCTTTATACATTCTAGGGGCAGATATACAATAATTCATATCTACTTTGGTTGTATCAGCTGTAGGTCTGGTCATATTCTCTGCCATCTTCCACTCTAGCATATAATTGTTACCAAGAACCTTAGCACCAGTATATAAAACTTCTATAGACCTAGAAACTCTATCGAAATTATCATTTTCTGGCGGATTAAATGTATCTGGTTTTTCTAGTGTCTTTTCTAAACCTTGATCTGTTTTCTTTATTTTAAATACTTGATCAATGTAAGTTTTGTATTCAAAGTACATTACCTGTACAGTGTTTTGATCATAGTTCGCCCAACCAGTAACATACTGAGAATTACCCGGCATGTTTTGTATTTTTTGAAGTTCTTCGTCTGGTATATTTGGAAATTGTTTTTTTAATTCAGCTATAGTTATAGCTTTAACTTCTCCTACATAATATATGTCTTCGAAGTTTGGGTCTTCTGTGTATGAGTAAACTATACGAGCTGGATCAACATATTCTATTTTTATTCCTTCAGACTCATCAAACCTTGTTTTTGAAGCTCCTATACCTAAAACTGTCAAGTCATAAGCTATTCTTCTTTTTGTTTGATCATATTTATTAGCACTTAATACATTGTTAATAACCTCTTCTTCAGCTATTTCAACGTTTTGCTTATAAGTCATTTGCATGTGAATATCAAGCTCTTCTTTACTTTGAGGCAAAGCTTCTAAATCTCCAGTTGCAGAAAAATCCATACCTAAATTTTGCTGTATGTTTTGCAAAGTTTCTTTAGTGTTCATGTCTCTTTCTACAGCAGCAGCATAATCTGTTCTACTTTTTGTAGAGAAAGGATCTTGAGCAAAAGTGGTTATATCATACGATTTGTTAGACATTCCATTTACGACTATATCCACAAACTTTGATATAACAGCTACTGGTTTCCAGTCTAAATTAAGATAAGATAAATCTCCATTTATAGATAATTCATCCTTGTATTTTTGAACACTTTGTTCTCCTCTAGCATATAATCTTAATCTATGAAAAGTAGCATAAGATTGAACATATCTATTACCAGCTCTACCTTCCTGAAACCATTCACCTTCAATAGCTCTACCTACCTGTATACCATAATCTAAGCTTGATTTTTCTTCCTCACTTACTACTTGGCTTGGAAATGAACTGTTAGTATTAGTCTGTATTCTCATTTATCTTATTATTTTAGACATAGCGCCTTTATTGTCGTATTTTTTAAAACCTAAATCTACAGTCTGTAATTGAACTTTAGCTCTAGGTATATACCTATTTTTATTACAAGCCATTAAAGCTAATCCAGAACTTATAGAAGCATCATGTTTTGTTCTATTATTTATATTAAATCTAGCCCAGTCTTCTAGTGTTCTCTGAAAATACATGTCACCATAACCATCTTCTTTTAATCCTACTTTAGTATTGATATATGTTTCTATAGCAGCAGCGTGGGCTTGTTTTATATCTTCACTTGAATTAGGTATTCCACCTATTTCTCTTTCAGTTGTTGATAGTTTGTTATATAATCTATCTGGTCTATTCATAGAGTATCCTCTATAGCCTCTTATTTTGAAATGGTATAATAACCTTGGTTTATTATTTTCAGCCAATATAGGCATACCATAAAATACACAAGCCATTAATACATCTTCAAAAAATATTTCTGCAGTTTGTGGTCTAGCTATATATTCTAAAAAGAAATGATCTGGTGGCACGTCTTCCATGCTAAACTTAGTTAAGCCGTGTAAAGATCCGTTAGAACCTCTTCCATCTACAGTACCTGATATATCGTAACTATCACATCCAAAAGCTCCACAATGCTCATTGCCAGGATATTTTTTTCCATTTTTAATTATAAATCTATTTTGTAGATTAACGGGTGGTACCCATGATATTTTAAATCTACCGTCTTTGTTTGGTATAAATATAACTCTAGAATCTTTAACAGCATTCTCCCATTGAAAACTACCCGTAGTTACAACAGCTGTATTTTTTAAATCAGCATTATAATCTATTTGTTCATATATCTTAGATAGATTAAATAAAGATTGTTTTGCTTCATCTCTAAAAGCATGTTCTTCTGTTCTTGGAAATTGACGATAAAATTCATTTAAACCATCTTGGTCTTCTTTTAAACCTTCAACTTCGTTTTGCCAGTAGTCAATAACACCTAAGTCTATTATTTGATCATCAGGCCCTTCAACTGGTTTTTTTGGCGTGTTGAATACAGGAAATCCATAAGAATCAATGTATCCCTCGTAGTTCCATTCCATAGGTATGAACAAAGAATATAATCCTGAGCGAGTCTGTCCATTGGCGTTTCTTTTTGTAATGTCGGAATCATAGTACAGTTTTTTATAATTAGCTCCACCTTTATCTAAAGCGTTCGATGTTGAGCCCATCATGCATTTACCTATTATTCTAGAACCTAATCTTAAACAGGTTTTAGTTACCCTCCAGTTATTTAATATATTTGTTGGTTTTTCCCACTTACCACTTTCATCGTGTACTAGTAGCTTTAATTTTTCACCGTCGTACGAGTTGTCCCCGGTGTTTTTCCAGTCGATCGTTGTATCGAGCCCGGAGATTTCCTGAAGTTTCTCATTGGTGTCAAGCTTTTTTCTGGTGAATTTTGATGCGGGTACTCTATAGGCGAGCTCCGTTTTCGGCCTGTCCATACCGTCCTGGATTGGTTTGAAGAAGAAGGGATAATTAACCGAGATGGGTACCACTTTATCAGTAAACATCTTTTTCGCATCTGGACCAGACTTTGATAAAATTCCGAATCTGGAGTCTGTGGATATTGTAGCTTGATTAACCGTTTCGCCTGAGGCC